ATATATAACCGATGTTACCAATTATGGTATTATAATATCAGTATTGTCTGATATTTTCTCTGCTCGTATCGGGCTGGGGGGAAAAATACGAACCGGAAAAAGAGACATTTGTTCCCCAATTCCCCCAATTATGGTCGGTCTTTGGGATTTTTCAGGGAGATTGTAGAGATTTTTTGTCTCCGTTTATAACAGAAAAGAGACATGGAAAAATCCCCGAAAAGTCCTAAGATTTATGAGTGTAAATTATGTAACTATTCTACCAGTAATATTAAAGACTATAATAAACATTGCCGAACAAGCAAACATAGATATAATGAAAAATCCCCGAATAATCCCAAGAAATATGGATGCGATATTTGTCAATATTCAACGAGTAACCTAAAGGACTATAATAAACATCTTTCCACAGCTAAACATTTAGCAAAAAGCCAGCCAAAAGAAAATCCCCAAATTATCCTTACCGCGTTCGAGAACTGTCCGCCAGATACAACGGCAAAAAATGACAGCGATATTGTTGACGAATATTCATGTGATTGTGGTAAATATTATACATGTAGAGGTAGCCTATGGCGACATAAGAAGAAATGTAACCCAGAAGAAAGTAACCGAGCAAATTCTTTTGAACCTAAAATAACTACATCCATGGTAATAGAATTATTGAAACAAAATAATGAATTACAAGAATTATTGGTCAACAAACTAAGGAAGACGAAGTCTCAATAGCAACATATATTCCGTATTTACATAATAAAAAAGTATTATGTAAATTCTATTATCCATCAGGTATGTCTACTCTTCCGAAGGAGCCCAAATGTCTCATGCCAATATTAGTATTTCGCCATGATCGCCTTTGGTAACAGCTGCTCATTCATCAACTCCAACTTCTTAAAACATTTATTAATCGTCACCTCGCTCACCCCACAAACCACCTTGATATCCTGCTTGGTAATATTCATATTACACTTTTGCGAGACAAAATACACTATCCCAGCGGCAATGGCATGCGGAATATTATCCGTAATCAAATTATTCTTCTCCACCTTATTCGCCACAAACTTCGAAAGCATAGTAAGCTCTTGATTGAAATTCAGTCGACTACAAAACCGCTCGATAAATGAACTAGGCAAGGTCAAGCACAAGTCGGCCTGTTTCTCGGGGTCGATATTCCGCTCAATATTATGTAGGATATTTACGGCCATCGAACAGCCCGTAGTCGCGCTCGTTTTATCCAACTTGAAAATCTCGGCGATTTCATGCGAGGTCCGGGGACAGCCGTTCAGCCGACACGAAATATAAATGGAGGCCGATTTAATACCGTCTCGGTTCATGCCGCGAAACATCTTTTGCTCGGAAATGTCCTTATGTATCGCCATGGCATCGTCGATGAATATTCGGGGAATGCCCGCGTTTTGGGCCATGATGGTGATGAATTGGAATTCGTCGTAGAGGGATTTTTCGCGATGGGGCATGGATTGCCACTCGGTCCACTTGCGGATTTTCTTCATTTCGTAGGAGGATTTCATATTACACAGGACTTTACAACCAAAAGAGGACTCGACGAGGAGGGGATTGATAGGATTACCGCAGCGGGTAGGGTCATTGGCGTTTTTATCTTCGGCGCCGTAGAAACGCCATTCGGGGGAGTAGTCGAGGATATCGCGGTTCATAATACCACAGTTTTTATTGGTGCATGTAGGGAAGCCGTCTTCCATAATCATTAGACTCGAATTACAGTTACGGCAGAGATCGACTTCACTTACGTTAGTGGTCGTGGTCTGTTTCACAAGCCCCTCGTCCTGATTATCGTCTAAACATTTTACATCCGTGTCGAATATATCCCATAGCTTTGCCTTGTCGATAACAGAAAGTTCCACCTTTTTCTTTTTTGTTTTACTATTGGACTTTGTATTCGATGGAAGCGATATTATCTGAACCTGAGTATCAGAAGAACATTCTTGATTACTCATCGCGGTTACATTGGTGCGAGAGATATTTTTTGGACGTTTTACCTTAATTACGATTTTTTCAGATGATATACTCATGTGTTTGTCGATATAGTTGAATGATTATAGATAAGATTCAATTTTGAGGGGGAACCAAGGAACCTGCGGAAACCCCTTCGACCCCCTCCTATTTGGTAAGGAATTTTAATTTCCCGAAGGGCGGGAGGGTTTCCGAAGGAAGCAGGGGGAACCGGGGTTCTCTGCTAATAATTTCGCCTGGTAATCTATATAAGGTAAAAAATAGAAAGGCCATGGATACCGTAAAAAAGATGGTAGGTCTAGGCGACGATAATGATAAATGTGAAGCGAAAGTCCAAGAAAAACTCGCCGGAAAATTATACGAAAAACTATGGCCTATTCTATCGGATCGATTATGTAATAAATTCGAAGAAAATGCCGAAAACATGGCCAATCGAATCACCGATTATATGGTTCATCAAATAGAAGAAAAGCCGGATCTCATACTACCTATTGTAAAAAAAATGTTGGATGTAATGAATCCTATAACCAATAATACCGAAGACGAAAGAAAGAGTTTAGTTGACTTACTTGAAAAAATAACCAATAAGTTGAATGAGATAAGAAACAGTGAGGAAATGGCGAAGAGTAACGCTCCTCCTCAAGCTGCCGAAAATAAAGAAAAGCCTTTTAGTGAAACCGTGCCTACTGCCACAATGGCGGCTGAGTTGCCTACATCTGAGTTGCCTGCGTCTGAGTTGCCTACGTCTGAGTTGCCTGCGTCTAATGAAGCAAAGCCTTCTGGATTGGCCGCACTCACAACTAATTTACCGGGTCCTCTTGGCGCAAGCGCATTGGGGTCCGCATCAGCTATGTTAGGTGATAAGATACCTGCCTTACCTACGTTGCCTACGTTACCTTCGGTGCCTACATTACCCGCGTCATTACCTACATTACCTTCAGTGCCTACGTTACCCGCGTCATTACCTTCATTACCTTCAGTGCCTACAAGCGCTTCTGGTCTTATGAGTATGGCTTCAAAGAATTTAGCACCACCGCAGAAAACAGGAGGGTCGCGTAGGATGATGAAGACATATAAGAATAGGCTTATCAACAAATTATATACACAAGCCCCACTTTCTGGGAAGACCAGAAGGAGAAAGACCAGAAGGGTGTAACCTTGTCCCTACCCTACCCCACTCTTTTCTCGATTCTATCAAACATATCTTGGTTATACACTAAATTACCCGTGGGTTTATAACTACCGATCGGCGTATAAGTCTTGCCAGGCTTTTGTGTATTTGTTGGATTACTTTTATCATTAAACAGCTTGGAATTCATATCGCCTTCCTTCTCCTCTTCCTTATGAATAATATTACCCTTTTCATCCAATACCAACCCCGTCTTCTTTTTCACTTCACTACGAACATAAGACGGCACATAATTCGCCCATGTAATAAAAAGCGTATTCGGATGTATATATCGTATATGAAACCCATTATCCTCTAATTTCGTAACTAAATAACCCAAACAGTCACCTTGGTCATATATAGGTTCTCCAAATATGTATTCGGGAACGGTAAACCAAATATGCGTATCGCCGTTTTTGGTTTTCGCTGTATGGGTAATGCGTTTATGAACACGATTTAATATTTTATTGAATATAGATAGCTGCTTCATATCGCGTATTTGCTTCTTTTCAAAGAGCTGGTCTATGTTGATTTTGCCGGTGGATTCTTCGTCGTCTACGTTCAATATACATGACATGTTTTGTTATATTACCTTCTTAATAAACATAAATATAAAATTTCGTATGTTTATACTTATGGAACCCGCGTTAGAAAACCAAGAAAAAGAAGTCGGCGATAAAGAAAACAGTGGCGTAACCATCAAACACCTAGTCATATCTGGCGGCGGCGTAGCCGGGTTCTCCTTTTACGGGGCCCTACGCGAAAGTAACCGCAATGGCGTTTGGAACATCGACAACATAGAGAGCATACACGGGACATCGGTTGGCTCTTTGCTCGCCGTTATGCTCGCACTGAAATACGACTGGGAAACACTGGATGACTATTTGATTAAACGACCCTGGCAAAACCTATATAAATTCAATATGTATACGTTAATAGAAGCACTGAAAAAGCGCGGGGTTTTCGACATAAAGGTTTTCGAAGAGACCCTCAGTCCGCTGCTATCCGGTAAGGACATCTCGGTCAACGTAACCATGCGCGAGTTTTATGAACAAACCAAAATCGACCTTCATATCTATGTCACGGAAATACATGGGTTTACCAATCTCGATATTTCGCATAAAACCCACCCCGATTGGAGGGTGGTAGACGCGGTTTATTCGTCCAGTTCTCTACCGGTTTTATTTTCGCCTTTACTCATAGACGGAAAATGCTATTGCGACGGGGGGCTTTTGATGAACTATCCTGTCGCCGCCGCCATAAGGGGGGGCGCGAACCCCCCGGAAATACTGGGGGTCATGCGAGTCGACGACCCCGGTCGGTCGCTCGAGATAACAGAGGAGTCGTCGCTTATTGATTATGGGTTGATCTTGATACGGCGCGCGATGGAAAAGATACTGGCACCCGCGCAGACGACAAAAATAGGGGCGCAATATGGTATTGTAGGGCAACTGGTGTCTCTCTATGATATTGTCAATGTGGCCGCGAGCGAAGAGGAAAGGAAGCGGTTAATCGATGTCGGTGTTGACTACGTCAAGAGTTTGACCATATAGTGCGTGTCCAATTGATACCCGCATTTATTCTTATAATACTCTCGTGCCCCAATACCGGCAATAACCGCCGCCTTTTTCAGACCATGATGAAGGATAATCTCTTCTGCCGTGTCCATCATCCTTTTACCAATGCCTTTATGCTGCGAGGACATTTCCTCTTGTTGTCCTACGCTAGTAGAACCACCATATACATGGACCTCTCGGATAAGACCGCACCCTTCCAATTCGGGCACAATGCCGAGACCAGGATTCGGGTCAATACGCAGTCGCAAAAACCCAAATAGACCAATATAATTATCTCTATCGCCGCCGTAGTATACGGTCTTTCGCAAAAATACCTTATTCAAAACAAACCAAATATAAAACCAAATATAAGCCCATGACCAATACGACATTTCGAGTTCATACGAAATATGGTATTCTGTTCCGCTCGATGCCGCATATTTGCGAACGACGAGTTTGGCCTCGCAAATGCGGTGCGACCTATCTTTTATTTCCATACAACGAATACACTTACAAAAGTATTTGGGGACTCTGTCTTGTATCACCTGGCGCAAATTTGTTAGCTTATCGTAGCCGGCCTCTATAGATTGGGTAGGTATATCGCGAACGAGTCTAGAGATGCGTATAAATGGATGGATTCGCTGCTTAACATGGAGACAAACATCGATTAGGTCTTCAATATTTATGTCCGAATATGGGACGTAAGAACCATTCGAATACCAGTCATTGATTTCGCTTTTGATTATCAAATCATCGCTCGATGACCGAGTGACCGCACAAGGGTAAATTTTCCAGTCATCTGATTGGAGGTCGGGGTCCGTCAATAATGTATCGAACATTTCTTTGTCTCGCTGCGGCGTCGAGCCAGGAAGATCCGGCATCCAGTGGGTTGTCAGCTTGAGGCCCACCCCCTTCAATAGACGAATGGCCTTTCGCATATTATCCACTTTACAACCCCTCTTGATTTTCAAAAGAATATCATCATGGGTGCTCTGACCACCCAGCTGGACCCGCGTCACCCCATACTCGAGATATTCTAATATCGCCTTTTTGATAACATAGTCAGGCCGGGTTTCGATAGTGAGTCCTATGACACCTAATAGGCAGGTTTCGTTCAGGCGTTTTTCTTCGGGTATCGAAAGCATGGGTCGACGGTCGCCCTTGTCAAAATAGGTATTGAAGGTATAATATATTTCGTTGATGACTGCGTCACGATATACCTTGGGCATTACGTCCCATGTTCCGCCCGATAATATGACTTCCATTTTTTTCTTTTTGTTATCATTGCGAATATTACCGGTGGATAGATACGACTGGACGCGGTCGCGAATTTGGTCTCCAATATCGAAATTATGGCGGGCGGCTCGAGCCATGGCGGGCTCGGTAGATATATATGATTTGGGTTGTGTAGGTTCTCCTTTCAGATTTGTTTCGGTAGGGCAATAGGCGCATTTTTCTGGGCATGAAAACTTGATATTATCACCGGGTTTGGTCACGATGGTCACAACTAATACGCCGGATTCAGATCTCATTACGCGCTTGATAAGGTAACGTTTGAATGCGTTACTAACGGGGATATGTTTAAAATGCGTCTCATAGGTAATACGGATTTGGATTTTACTTACTTGGACTTTATGTTTCCTCATGAGGATTCGGAGGTTCGAGTCGAATTTCTCGACGGTATATGTGCGGGATGGGTCGCCCGATGTTTTGACAAACTCTTCGGTTATGTCACGTAGGAGGACGGGGTCGCAAATATTTTTTTGGACG